CCCAGGGTGTTTTAAGCCCAACCCCCCGCTAATGTGCGAGGGCCCAACGGCGTTTCAATGTGACTGCGCCGTGCAGTGCAGAACGCTGAAGATGTAGCGGATCAGAGGGGGAAGGCTCTTCAAAAGAGCGCCCTTTCTCTAAAGCACTATTCAGCGCAAACCAGCCGTCTTGGGTATAATACGTCCCTAAGGACGCATTGCCATCAAGACGTTGGAAGCACTTCATTCCAGCAGCCCACCCGTCCAGTTCATCAGAGCGATAAACTGGGCTCGGCTTCCAGCCCCTTACTTCAAGGCGTTGGAGTTCAGAGTTCCACCTTTCGGCGGACTCATAGCCGAGAAACGAGTAACGGCCCAACACGGGGCTTGTTAATCGGGTATAGGGTAAAGAACCCAAATACCGTTCTACTTTAGAAAGTAGAAACTGGGCGGTCCTCCAGTAACCCTTCATATAGAAGAGGTTAGCTGAGGCCGTCCACGATATTAACGCACCGTGCTGCTGTCTGTTGTTTGGAGGCGGTTGTCTGACATATGTAGGTGTAACCTCATAGCCAGCATACGCGTCTATTCCGCAAGACTCCCTGAACTTACCAGTCCAGAAAGACTTGTCGGCGTTTACCTTGCAGTTGTACTTCTGCAGGTTTTCCACAACAGCATCCGCATTCGCGGACGGGACGATCAAATCGTCTCCGTACACGTATACCTCACGTGACACCTTAAAGATGTTACGCGGGGTACAAGAGAGGTTACTGCTTTTCAGCAAGGCTAACACGATAATCGTGTAAAAGTACATAGCCTCCACCGGAAAGCAAAGAGCACTACCCATAGACGCAAACTTCAAGAGAGGGTCGATTATTCGACCATCAGGAAGATGCGCCCGCGTCGATCTACATGCCTCAATAGCACCCTGTAAAACAGGGTTCAATCGAAACATTTCTTTTGCGAGCAACCAAGGTACTCGGTCGCTCGCCTCAGACAAGTCGATTGTGGCAAACCGGCCTGTTCTCGATGCGGTAATAGCTTTTCGCTGGTTTATAGACTGATCGCGGAAGTTTATCCGCTTTCTAGTCAACCAGTAGGACTCAATTCTTTCATAAAGGAAAGAGCGAATCCCTTGCTGCACAAACTGCATGCAAACGGGTTCGATAGCTATTACTCGGGGAGATCTCAACGTTTTCGGGACAGTGATTACCCTCACGGGCTGCTCATCTGTCTCTGGAACGATCGTTACAATTTCGAGCTCCTCACTGTGCTCATCGATACCCAAAGGGTATCCATTATGCACTAGAGGAAAGTAAGGCTCGAGACGGTCGTGCCATCGCCGCCAAACATACTTCTGATTACCAGAAATACGGTCGGCAGTTGCTCCTGGGCCATGCTTTGGAGTAACTTGGTCAAGACTAAAGTCACCAACCAGGTTACCCCATAGTGTATCAGACACCTCCAGAAAATCGGATATGTCTGAACCAGAAGGCGTGAAATGTTGAAGATCTTGCTCAATGTCGCAAAAGCTGTCGAGGGCCTTTCGCGTCCTTTCAGACGTGCAAGGTAGCTGTATTTTGCTGAAGACACGGCATACCTGCCGTACCGCTTCAACAATGGTACTAGCATCCCCGATAGCCAGTCCTTCATTTGAGTTGTTACGATCAAATGGGGGTTCATACGATATTACCTCTCCTGTCCTACTGTCGAACAGGTGACTGAGCATACCTTGCAAGAATGCAGGGATTGCTCCATGTTTTATGGTTTTAAAACCAGAGAAACATGCTGAGTCAATACAACCGTTAGTAAGGCTCCTTTCGAATGCCTTACAGAAACGGGGAAGGGTTATCGTTAAAAACGACAAACCTTCCTGTTCGACTCGAGACTTGATTGTTTCCAGGTCTCGTAAATCAAGGACATCAGCGGAACACTTCATGCAAGCGTCATAATAGACGTATTGCATGACCTCCAAGTAGTCACTTACGTGGGCTTTCACGTCTCACCTCCACTAACGGAGAAAAAGACAACCAGCCACGTACGTCCTACACCGGCACACGAGGTGCCGGCATTACCAACACCTACACGGCCGTAGACGCCCTTTAACGGGCGTCGTCAGAGGAATTGTCCGATCGAGAACGGTCCCCGAGGGGATCGTGAATCTGACGACTGCTAGGCATGCCCGGATTCACCGAAATTGGAAGATATCTATCCTCCAGGTGAGCGAGCAGAGACTTAGCAAGAGTCAGAGCGACGGGTAAGATCACATCTTTATGCGATCTCCAAGTATCCTTAATAGGATTCATTGGTTCCTCCAAGTGAAGTCAGACGATCTGGAATCTTACGATTCCTGACCGAACATCTTCGTGACGGCAGCAGTGTTAAGCCAGGCGAATAACGCCTGACTCTGGTAATCCACCTCAGTCACCGTGAAGCCCGCGAAGGGCCTCTCGATAATATACTGGGTGGTAGTCGTGTCGTAATCCTGGTCAGAACTGTCCAGGGGATTCGTCACGACCTTGCGAACATCGAGCCGCGCTACAGAGCGTAGCCGATCGTTATTCTGTTTCGTATGTGAAATACGAAACGAAATAAGTCCATCGGCGGTCTGGTACAGGGACGACATGCCCTGTGACTGGACACGCGCGAGGGTCTTCGCAACACCATTTATGGTGATGGTAACTGGATCTGAGAACATAAGTGGTTGACTCTCCGAAGGAAAATGGGGAGTTAATCCAGTTCCGGGTCATTCTTTTCCCAAGAGAACAACTTGTGATAAGAACTGGAGGATGACCTTAGCGCTCGATCTAACTCTTTCGGGTTATACCGAGGGATGCCAAGATCGACAACCTCTTGGGCGAGAGATCGTCCCAAGAGAGGCTAAATCCGTAAGGAGAATCTGCATTCACACGCTGCTTGGAAGAGAAGGTTCTCTTAAATACCAAGGTAAGCGTCCCATTGACCATCGGGAGAACGATTTCCATCGTCCGAACGAGGTTCTTGTGGGAAGTGATGAAGAAATACTCGGCTGCAACATCGTCTTCGATAGTGTCGCTAAGTCTCTCGACATAGTCGCCCACGTTCGAAAACCAATCAATCAGCCAAGTCCAAGGAATCGACTGCCAAAGATGATGAGGGTTTACTTCGAGACCATAGATTTTTATCAGTCTCTGAACCTTTCGCAAGGCGGACTCATAGCCCGGTAAACTGCTATCAAATTCGGGACGATAGAACCTAAACTTCCCAGAGGCGGAAATCGAAGTCTGTTCGACTTCGACAACACGCCAACGGGGAGGAGCAAGGAAGTAATCAGATGGTATGGCCACCGGAAAACACGGCACAGCATAGCTGGTCGCATTATACGGCAAAACCACATTACTAATTACTCTAGATTCATTCGTCTTGTCAACTTTGACCTTCTTCTGAACCCATTTTCCATTTTCCGCGGTAATTCTGCGGATTGTCTCAGTGGTATCTAACCACGTAGACAAAGTGGAAGTAATGTCGTTCACGAATGGGGCCCAGCCAAACTGCTGGTTAAGAAACTGATCCGCAACATTCCGGGGGTACATCCTCTTTTTACCAAGGACGGACCCGACGGTTAGATTGGAACTAGGGGCCCAGACCGGACCAAAATCCGACTGAACCTTCTTGAATCCATCTTTCCACTCCATAGCCATAAGCTTTGAAGTGGTATGTAGCATGGGCATTATCTCTTTCGCTTCGCGAAAGAAGACAAATAGCCCTGCAGTTTCAAGCCTAGGCTTAGCCTTACGCCAAGCCCGGTCAAAGTACATGGCAACATCAGGAAGGAGTGAATTACTTTGCGAAGCATAGGAAAAGGGATCAGATCCCCAACCTAAACCCCAATAGTCATTTGACGGATACGAAAACCCGCCAACATAACGTTGGGTGCCAGAAGCATTGTAAAACTCCCCCTTAGCATAAACACCAGAGAAATCTGTGTTCATGTCGATCCGGTACTTCAGCATAGGGCCACCGGTTAGGTATATTCTACCGCCGGTGCGTGGATTTCGACTACGGGGATGAAGTTCATCCCACATATGCTCAATCCATGTAACAGCACCATACTGAGGTACATAAGTTTGCGGCGCGTATGGATCAGACCATCGCGACGTGGTTACACCCCCCGATATCTCATCGATACGGGATTGGAAGTGACCTAGCTTAATGCTAGAGCCACCTCCGGTGTAAGCCGAGGACGCAAGCCCTCCATACTTATAACGGAATCGTGTTGTCATGAAGTCGTTTCCTTTCCAAACGGAAAGTTAGGTGTGACTATAAAAGTCAAATGCTCGTGCTGTCTATGGCGGAAGGCGACCTTCATTCCAAGCGGAATGGATGTTTTGCCCTACCACCCACTCTCGCATTAGAGAGGGGCCGCCGTCCATAAACAGCAACCTGCTGGCCTAACTTGGTCATAGTGGACACTTTCCAAAGATGTCCAAGGTTGCCCATGAA